ACTATAGCAATGTATTCTCTTCTTATATTATTGAAAACATAGAAACCGGACTTAGAAGTTCCGGCGGCAACTTTTTAAGTCCATTTAAGGACGACGAGTTTTGGTTAGCGTTCCTAGAACAATGTGTACAGACTTATGCCCGCCGAGTGGAAGACGGAGACATTGCAGAAGATGCAGTACCACAAGATGTTAAAGATGCCATGATCAGGTTGAATAACTATCAAGAACGTTTTAATTATCCCTTTGATGAGGATTTATCAGAAGCAAAAGATCTAGGTGACGCTGCATGGTATGAAACACTAAAGAGTTTCAGAGAAGAAAAAAATCTAGAAGCTATTCTCAAGACACAATACGATGCTAAACTAATAATGAAAGAACTGGTCAACGAGGAACTGCAGGTGTTGAGCAACAAGTTCATGCAAAATCTAAAAGTATTAGACATTATACCGGATGTTACGGACATCGGCTTTTATTATATGACTGAGTTCTGCACAAATAGTAAAAACCTTGTATTAGAAGGAAGAATGATTGAAAAGCCAGTCGGACTCCCACACTCTGGGGTAGACGCCAGTGGCACCGGTGAATGGCTTGAGAGTGTACTCCCAGGAGTGACATATTCTTTAGAAGCCTTTGTAGTGCCGGAAGATATTGAAGACCTCGAAGACCCAGAATTAATTAGGATGATAGAAGACGGAAGTGCTAAGGTTGGTTGGCCTGGCCCGTTCTACTCACATGGTGGAGAGTTCTCTGCCCGCGACGGCACAGACTATGTTGGATATTATCACGGCACCAAGAACGATGTAACAGGGCAGGATGAATATTTCGCCGGTGAACACCTAACAAACAATGAACCAGATAAGCAGATTCGTGCTATGTCTGATAGACTAATCGTTGGGATGGAGAAAACAAGACTCCTAGACGAACCAGATGAAGATGGAAAAGCTGCCTTCGAAGTTAAGTTTGAGCCGCTTGGAGATGTCGATGACTGGGATAACACCTCAGCGACAACAGAAGCTAAGCCGTTTTACCTTAAAAAATATATTTCTATTAACGGCGAAAAATATTCTCAAGCTGAGGCCACTACCCTCATTAAAGCCAATGGCACCGGCAACCTATCCCAGTTTTATCCAGGAACCATGAAACTAATATATGATTCTGATGGAGATGAAGTTGGAATTGATGGAGAATTGGGAGTAAAATATGGTTTGGAAATGGCTATGGACCTAGGTACCGCAGGTACGGCTGTGTTTAGCAGAGTTGAAATTAGCGCCCTTGATATTCCAACCTCTGCGTTTATGGGTATTCAAGAGAATAGTACACTCTTATATTGTTTGATAGCAAAGATGAGAGAAGACCAAGGCTTTATTTTAACAACCGAGTATGCTTTCTCTATGAAGAAAGTTCTAGGTGTAATGGCGATATATCAAGATCTGGGAATGCTTCCATCTATTGGAGAAGTAACTGTCGAGGCCGGCGCCCTCCATGGCGATCTATCTCATTATCCTAGTAATCATGAGCCCTATGACCTCGCCGGCGATCACGATGTTAAGCCCGGTGGCTATGCAATTTTTGATCTGGAACCCGTTGAGGTAACCTATGATCACTGGCTTTGGGGAGAATCCACAGAAGAAGTCCCGACCATCAAAGGCGCTAAAGTCAGCTTCACTCCGGGTTGGGTTGCAGAAAACGATAGAAATGGTTTTTGGGCTAGCCTATTTTTCCGGAAATGGGACGAGTGGGATCAAGTACCTCTAAGAAATACATCTGGCACTTTAAAGAAAGTATTCCAAGTGCATTACCGTTCTAGGAACTGGGATATGTCAAACGATGAATCAAATAATATTGTTCTTAACGGCATCAATATTTTGAGAGAGAAGTTTAGAATTCAGCCGGGAATGGCATTTTTACCATGGTGGCGCAAGAATAGATTGCGACCAAATCCATTTAATGCTGAAGGTGAACTGTGCAAAAAGAAAGATTAGTCATATTTATAGGAAAGGGGAGTAAATATGGCATCGCTAGCACTTAAACTTCCGATTACTAAAGATTCTATTGATGGCTTTACAATGATCAAAGACTTTAGAACGTTAATAAGGCAAAATTTTAAGATGCTTTTATTAACAATTCCGGGCGAAAGAATAATGGCACCATCGTTTGGTGTAGGACTAAGTGCGTATCTCTTCTCACAATTTACACAGAGCACGTTCAATAGAATAGAATCTAAAATTATAGAACAAGCTGCCATCTACTTACCAGTTATTTCAATACATCAAATAGAGTTCGGCGCCGATCAGGCGGATATGAATAAATTGGATATCAGAGTTGAATATTCAATTCCAACTTTAAATGTTAAAGAATTGCTGGAGTTTACTATTTAAATAGAGGTTTTTTGAATGTCGAAAAAACAGAAAAGGTTAATGTCAATTGACTATACTCATAGAGATTATGAGTCAATTAGATCAGACCTAATGGATATTGCAGAAAGATTTTACCCAGATACATTCCAAGATTTTAGTGAGGCTTCTGTTGGTTCAATGCTGATAGACTCGGTTGCTTATATCGGAGATCAGCTTTCTTTTTACTTAGATTATAGTGTTAACGAGTCATTCCTAGACACTTCTTTTCAACTTGCGAATGTCATCCGACATGGCCGCGCCCTCGGATATAAATTTGAAGGCCGACCATCCACATTTGGAACGGTGGCGATGTTCGTGTTGATTCCAGCATCATCAACCGGTATCGGCCCTGACACCGCCTATACCCCAATATTAAAAAGAGGCGCCACGTTTTCAACAAACACTGGGTTGTCCTTTGTGCTAACCAAAAACGTTGACTTTTCCGATCCGAGAAACATGACAGTTGCGGCTAAGGTCGACCCAGACACGGGCGCCCCAACATACTACGCCATAAAAACTTATGGAAATGTAGTATCCGGGAGAATGAGCCAGACAAGAATTGAAGTAGGTGGATATCAATCCTTTTATCGTACAACTCTTAGTGATAACAACATATCTGAAATAATATCTGTTCATGATCTGGAGGGTCACCAATATTTTGAAGTGGATTATCTGGCGCAAGACATGATATATAAAGAAATAACAAATCCCAATTTTAAGAATGACAACGTTTCATCAATTGTGAAACCATTTTTAGTATCTAGAAAATTCATAGTGGAAAACAGTAGAGGCAGAACGACACTGCAGTTTGGAAGTGGAAAAGCTTCAGAAAGCAATGTGGTAGCGAACCCACAAAATGTAGCATTGAACATATTTGGTAAAAAGTATGTCACTGACACAACCTTTGACCCCACAAGACTGTCGAAAAATAGTTCCTTTGGAATAGTTCCAATGAACACCACCCTAATCATTACTTATCGCACAACAAACCCAACCAATTCAAATGTCGCAGTTGGTGGTCTGAACTCAGTCGGCGCCACAAACTTTGAGTTTGTTAACAGACAAACCCTCGATGATACAAAAGTTAACTCAATCATCAATTCTATAGAAATATCTAACGAAGAGCCAATAACTGGCGATGTAACAATGCCATCTACCGGCGAAATTAAAAGAAGAATTTACGATACCTTCCCGACTCAAAACAGAGCAGTAACACAAGCAGACTATGAAAATATAGCCTATAGGATGCCAGTTAAGTTTGGAGCGATAAAAAGAGTATCAGTACAGAAGGACGCGGATTCACAAAAAAGAAACTTGAATATGTATGTTGTTTCTGAAGATACATCAGGAAAGCTTATTAAAGCGAACTCAACAATAAAAAATAATTTAAAAACTTGGATCAATCAGTATAGAATGATAAATGATACAGTTGATATTTTAGACCCATATATTCTTAACTTTGGTATTAACTTTGTTGTGCGCCCACAAATGGCCGCCGATAAATTTGAAGTATTAGATAAGTGCATTGACGCTCTAACAGAACATTATACAGAACCATTTTTTGTCGGAGAGCCAATTTACATTAGTGAAATATATGAGGTACTTAAAAAAGTAGACGGTGTGCTCGATGTTTCAAAGGTTAAGATAACTTCCAATTCTGGCGGTACATATTCCAGTTCTGCTATCAATATAAATGAAAACTTATCGCCCGATGGTTCATATATAATAGCGCCAAACAATGCGATATTTGAGTTAAAATATCCTGAAGAGGACATCACAGGGAAAATTAGATAATGGGTTTAAAGAGATATACAGGCAGTGCTGATAACACTATCGTCAGTGCATACCAAAGTAATTTAAGTACTCGCGGAACTGGGTCCAATATGGGCATGGCAGATGTTTTAGAAGTGTTTTCTATATGGGGACGTCAGACAGAAACTAGTTCCGCTGCTTTGGCTTCTCAAGAATTGGCCAGAGCCTTAATTAAATTTCCTGTTGACACGATAACAGCAGACCGCAGCGCAGGTACTGTGCCCGCCTCGGGGAGTGTTAGCTTTTATTTGAAAATGTTTAATGCTGAACATTCCAGAACAGTCCCTGAAAAATATTCTCTTGTTGTACACGCAGTCTCGCGTTCATGGGAAGAAGGCCATGGCCTGGACCTGAACAATTATGCGGACAAAACAAAAGGAGATGTTGGTTCCAATTGGATGTCTGCCTCCAAAACAACAGCTTGGACACACATGGGTGGTGATTTTCTAACATCGTCGGACCAGTGGGATACAGCCGGCCACCCTCCAACGTATAAACAAAACTTTACTAGCGGCCTAGAAGATATGGAAGTTGATATTACCGGTTTGGTAGAACATTGGCTAGCCGGCGATTTAGATAATAACGGTGTTGGTGTAATGTTGTCGTCTTCTTACGAGGCGTATTACAAAAACCCAACAGATGGAATTACTTTAAATAATACCGGCGGAGCTTTGACCTCTTATTATACAAAAAGATTTTTTGCTAGAGGCACCGAGTTCTTTTATAAAAGACCATCCCTAGAGGCCAGGTGGGATTCAACTAGAAGAGATGAAAGAGGTGAATTCTTTTATAGTAGTTCGCTTGCTCCTGCCGCTGATAACCTAAACACGATATTCCTCTACAATTATGTTAGAGGAAAGCTTAGGAACATCCCGTCTATTGGAACCACCGGCTCAATAATGGTTAGTTTATACTCAGGATCCGCAAAGAACACAGTGCCCTCCGGTTCAAAGTTGCTGCTTCATGACGGTAAAACAGCCGTCTCAGGTGGATATGTCTCAACCGGCGTATACTCAGCTTCGATAGCTATAACAGCGTCCACAACGCCAGTACCAGTGCTATACGACGTATGGTGGAGTGGTTCGGGAGCAGACCCAGCCACAGGTGTAACAGAACTCTTTACAGGGTCAATAAGTCCAGAAGTATTAAATGCTTTGGTAGACACAAGAGAGCCGGTTTATTATATCAATATAACAAATTTGAGAAACAAATACACTGCACAAGAAACCGCACGCTTTAATCTATACGTCCGCAACAAAAACTGGTCACCGACCATTTATAGTAAGGCCAGTGCAGATGTTGAGTCGTTATCAATAGTAAGCGCCTCTTATCGTGTGGTAAGAACTTTAGATGGTTACGAGGCCATATCATACGGAACAAGCAGTAACAACTGCACCGGACTATCGTTTGACATATCGGGGAATTATTTCAGTTTAGATATGGACCTATTACAATCCGGATATGAATACGCTCTGAAATTTGCATTTTATGAGGATGAACTGGATACCTGGAACGAACAAAACAAGGCATTTAAGTTTAGAGTAATGAACAATGAGTATTAAAAAGTTTTTTGATCAGGCTGATAATTCTAGAAACTACCTAACTGAACAAGAAAAAAAGAGTGCATTCAAAGAAATTGAATCCTCTAAAAATCTTAAGCAGCAAAGAATTAAACAAGATTTATTGTTGCCTCAAGTAGAATATCTTGATCCTGCCAACTTTGCCAAGTTTGGTTCAGCGTACATGTATTATAAAGGCGCCGTGGAAAGAATCATTGATTACTATCCGTATGATGGTTCTGACGCAGAGATAACTGCTTTCTATAACAAGTCGATGCCAATTGAAAAATATATCTTTAATAAGATGTATCCTCGTACAAACGGCTATGTTACGTTATGTGCCAATGGGTGGGGAGTCTCAGAAAGTATTATAGATGGTTATGGTGCACCCGCAACCCCAGAATATATTACATTCTTCGGTGGACCAAATATCTCAACATCGTTGACTACACTAAAAGATATGGAACCCAACGAGCTATCAAGCAAGTTCCAATACAATAATATATATGACACAGATATATACCAGACAGAAGGGTATAAGTCTGATTATGGCAAGGGCACAAGAGAATCAAACTTAAAGAGTAACTTCGATAATGGAGTAACTGTAGAATTTTGGATTAAAACCGGTTCTATCAGCCACTCATCTTTAACGTCAAAACAAGTTGTCTTCGATATGTGGAATAACGAACCCATATCGAGCGATGCCTACGGCCGCATCACTATCGAATTAACCGGTGGTGCTGGTTCTGGTAACCCAGTTTTAATCACAGCCCAGTCTGGCGCCGCATCCTCCTCCGCCCAGTTCTGTTTTACATCTTCTATTGGACAGAACCTTTCTGCTAGTAGCTTAAGTGACTGGGGACATTATGCAGTAACCATGTATAACTCTGGAACAAATTTTGTTGCAGACCTGCATATCAATGGGCACCTGAACGACACCAACACCTACACCGGCCGCGCTTTAAACGAACTTAATTCTAAAAATATGGTTGCTCGCCTAGGTGCACTAGTGGCCTCTCCTTCTGGTTCTTCCGCCGCTGCCGGTTCAGGTAAACTAAGTGGTTCAATTGATGAGTTTAGATTCTGGAAGGTTGCCCGTAATGGCGCGGAGATCGGAAAGAACTGGTTTGATCAAATTAGAGGTGGTGTAAACTCAGATATTGCAAACGCAGAACTTGGGATGTACTACAAGTTTAACGAAGGAATAACAGGGCAAACAGCTCTTGACAGTGTTATTCTAGATTATGGTGGACGACTTTGTAATGGCGTGTGGACTGGGTATACAGTAAACTCTAGAAACACCGGATCTGCCATGATGTCTGCTTCGGTAGCTCTCCGAGAGTATGAAGACCCAATTATATATGCAGTTCACCCGGATATTGTCAGTTTGAAGAGTGGCCTGTTAGCCACTGGTTCATATCATGACCAACAAAATGCAGGTTTGGTTAGAAACCTGTTGCCATCTTGGTTAACAGATGACACCACCACCACAGACCAAACAGATCTCGACAAGTTATGTCACATTTTAGGTGCATACTTCGATAAGCTTCACCTTTTAACTGGCCAGCTATCCTCACTTAAACACGTTAGTTATACCAGTGCGTCAGCCGAGCCACTCCCATTTGCTCAACACCTTCCTCAACATCTCGGACTTTATGCGCCGGAAATATTTGTTGATTCAACTATTATAGAGAAGTTCAAAAACAGAACGGATAATGAGCACTTTGAGGGAGACCTATCAGAAGCAAAGAATCTGATATATTCCAACCTTTACAACAACTTAGCCAGCATCTACAAAGCCAAGGGAACAGAAAAGGCGATTAGAAATACTCTTAGATGTTTCAATTTGGATGACACTCTAATAAAATACAACGTATATTCAAACAACCAACAATATGAGTTGAAGAATAACCTTAAACAGACATTAAAAAGAAAGACATTCGCAAACTTTAATACTGCCCAGGGTTCAACAGCGGTTATCTATCAGGCTGAAGACCCACACACAAGTTCCCGCGGCTTTATCAGTGGTACAAATACCACAGGATATGAAGACAGACATGGCCTGACTGTTGAAACTTCAGTTGTGTTCCCGAGATTTTTTAGGTCTATAGATAAATTTGACCGTAGCTTTAAAAACATATCTTTGTTTGGAATGCAAACAGTCAATTCTGCCTCAACATCGGATCCTGCATTCCTAACGGGATCACAGGACGCGGCAAACTTCCAGGTATATGCTATCAGAGACGCAGTTTATTCGAAGAATGCATACTTCATGCTCACATCATCGACAGAGCCATACAACTTCCCAACATTGACTAGTAGTTTATTCTTCGATGTATATGATGATAGCAACTGGAACCTCTCAGTCAGAGTAAAACCGAGTAACTATCCAATAGTCGATCTAGTAAGTGGCTCCACTGGATATAAATACGATGTTATTTTCCGAGGAACAAACAACAACTTAGGAACTATTTTAAACTCATTTGAAGTAACTTCATCTATTACTAAAACAGTTGGCCAAGAAATCCTTCAAGTCCCAAAAAGAATATATATTGGCGCCCGGAACACAAATATCACAGGTAGTAACGTTTATAAAACAGACGTTACATTCTCTTCCGCAAAATACTGGACAAAGTTTGTTGATAACACAACTATAGATCAGCATCTTTATGATGCTGAAAACTATGGTATCTCAGGCTCTTACCGGTATGTCTCAGAACTAGACGAGAATACAAAAGAAACTCTTAACTTCAATGCTCTGGCACTAAACTGGTATTTTGGAAATGTAACATCTTCAGATGCTGCTGGTAATTTTTATGTAACGGATCTCAGTTCTGGTTCAGTTGATAATAGAAACAAGTTTGGGTGGATGGGCAACATTTCGAGTTACCTACACTCTGGACATGGTTATCGTTTTGATACAAGCAACACTAATATTGTTGAAAATAAAAACGTTAACGAGTTCAAATTTATTGACCCTGAACAAGCTGTATCATCTGACATGGTTCAAATTTTAGACGCCGACGACGTATCCTTTGGGATTACAGAGCAGGTACCGAATTACATATATACTATTGAGAAGAGCTTATACGCTGCAGTAACAGAAGAGATTTTGGACTTCTTTGCTGGCGTAATAGACTTCCACCACCTCATCGGACAACCAGTCAACCGTTATCGCGATCGTTATAAAGCGATGGAACACCTCAGAAGAATGTTCTTTGAAAAGGTGCAAGACACATCTACTGTAGAAAAGTTTACCGAGTATTATAAGTGGTTTGATGACGCCATATCAATAATATTATCTCAACTGGTTCCAGCTTCTGCTGACTTTGTGTCGGACTCGTTCAATACAATCGAAAGTCATGTTCTCGAAAGAAACAAATATAAGTCACAGTTTCCAACAATCGAATTTAGAAAACCAGATCCGGAACCGGTCATATTAGGGATTGGAGAAAAGATAATTAGTTTTGAAGATATATCAAGTCCATTACCCACTTCTCCACGAAGAACAGATATAAAGCAAACCTATTGGCGCCAAAGGGCTTCTTCCTCCGCCGCGGAAATTACGTCCAACAACGCGATAATAGATTCACAAAGACAAACATTTAAAGAGGTGATCTGGAGTACTCCATATTTCAGCGGCGCCGCACCAACATTCTCTAACCTTGCAGGGACGAAATATCATAGAAGCCAGCGGTTAGCGTCTCAAAGATACGCAACTTATATACTCGAAAACAAGTTAATGAAAGACTATGTCGGCGGAGTAAACTTCGAAGGCGCAAAAAATATAGGATATACATACAATAACTTATACCCCGCCGGCCCTGTTATGAACCCCGCCGGTGGTGTATATATCCCACAGAACGTTCTCTTAGCTGAAATTAAGGATTTGGTTGCAATACAAGAACTAGAAATAGCTGACCGAGTCACAAGAAAACCAAACGAGAAAGTTAAGCGAGTCATAAAAGTACAGTCCGGACGCAACTTTGAACAGGGTATAGGGTATACAGCACTCAAATCTACAGTTGCTTTCCCGTTCAACATAATGAGTTCATCAGTGCGCTCTGGATATAACAAGCAAGTAATCGATCGAGTTACTGCTAGCATAGAAATAACAAACCTGCATAATGACGTATACGGCCGCGATATGGAACGACCAATGCAGACCACATGGTCTGAATATGCTGCCGGTGGCCATCAATCCCGGCACGTAGGACTAAATATCAGCGCCTCTGGCCGCGACCCAAATTTCTCCGGTCTCGATAATTACACCACACGTCCAGAAGCATGGAAGCTCTTGTTGGGCAAATGTGGTGAAGGGCCCGGCGATATCGGCATGGTCGGCGCTGACTATCCATGGCCAGAAGCAAACGAAGAAGGGGAGACTCCTTACCCAATGACAGCTTCTCAGAAAGCTGTGTATTACCGCGATTTTGTTGCGAAGACTCCGTATGTGCTTAAAAACATTCGGATGCGGACCGGCTCAACGATTCTTGGCAATTATCGCAACAACTATGAAGTGGTTCAAGCCGCCGGCGCCTGGAGTAACCCTCGACAGTTTGTTGAGATCGGCGGTCAACCAAACCTGCCAACCGGTGCATTCCCCAACACTGCAAAATTCGCCACACAAATTCGAACGTTCTTGGACATCCACCGCGGCCAAGGACACGGTTCAGACGAATCCACTTTAGGAACTGGAAGTCACTTCCAGTTTGTACAAGATTATAACGCCGGATATCTATCCGGCACAGAAAACAAGACAGTTATAGTTTCTAGATTCTCAAATCCAGGTGGACTTGAAGTAAGCCCACCCGGATATGGAGATGTAAGGTCAAACGAATTCTCGGTCTACAACGCAACACAATACCGCAACATGACGGTGCTTAAACCATCTCAAGGACCTGCCGGCACAATATCAGAAATAACTGGTGTTGGTGGTCCTGGTATTCGTGTTGGCGATATCCATGGGCTAGACTATGGTTTACGCTCCCACCTTGCCCGTCACACTGCGCGCTTCGGTCGCGACAGCCTCATCTTACCTCCGGACGACCAAAGAGCAGCCTATAACCTTGCAAAGCCGTTTATAGGTTATGGCGATACAAAGTTCTACCGTTCACATGAAACCCTTCAGGGGTGGTGGAGGCTGGATGAAAATGTATCGAGTACCGGCAACGCAACTGATTCAAGTGGCCGCGGCCGCGACGGCACCTTTGACGCGGCCGCCGATAGACCAACATATAGCACGACGAGGTACCCAAGTAGATACATTCAAACTGCTAGTTTGGACTTCGCCGCCGGCTCCAACGATAAGATCAATATTGGAAGCTCCGCTATGTGGGATGACATCATAGGAAATGATACGAGCGCCGGCTCCACGGAACAAATGACATTTTGTGCTTGGATTTACAAAGAAGGTGATGGAGGTGGCTCCCAAGGCCGAATTCTTACCTTCAGTAACTCCGCGGATAATGCCACGATTGAAGTCGCGACAGATAACCAAGAACGAGTTGGTTTTATAGCTTACTGGAATTCAACCCTGATTTTATGGCAGACGGCCAACTACTTATTTGAGCTAAACCAGTGGACTCACATTGCTGTAACCTACGACGCAACTAATGTTACTAACGATCCCAAGTTTTACATAAACGGAATAGAATATGCAGCCACCCACGCTGCCGGCACCCGGGCAGGATCATATAGTGGCTTAGGCGCCAAGGATTGTTACATCGGCAGCGATTGGAATGACACATATTCATTTGATGGGAGTATCTCAGATGTGGGAGTGTGGAACTCTATCTTAACTTCAGACGAGGTGGCTGCTATTTATAACGCCAGCAAACTGCCTGAAAAGGTTGGCCCCGGATATATCGATACACAACGACCCGGATTCCATAAGGTCCACAGAAATGGCCTCATGAGAATGAAAAAGACATCAGCGACAACGTATGTAACAAGCTCTATTTACGATAACTTCAATGTTCAGCACATGATCCCGCGCTCTGATAAGCAGTATGCATTTTACGCTGATACTATTCACAACCCGGATAACCAGTTTAGATATACTGGATATATGCCAACGTCTGGTAGAATGCAGGGAATGTATTCTAGCTCTTATACAAATGGTGTGCAACCCTTCTTCAACTTTGTGAGTGCGAGCGATTTTGGTTCGTTTGAAGATTCCGGCCAGAGAGGCTGGGGAAATTCACGCGCAGGTATATCTGCACCACTAGTAGCTTCCTTCCTGCCAACTGCTTTTAATAACTTAAATTTAAATATTTACGAGCCATTGACTGGTACAATGAATACTTTGGGGTATCCTTCATGGGTACCGTTATTTGAGTCCGTTGAAGCCAATACTCAATATCGCAATACATCGATGGTTCCTGAGCACCTCACTATTTTTCAACAACCGGCCCTGACAGCCTCGTTCTTTAATGCTCTCATGCTTAAACGCAATGGAATATACGGCTGGACCCCATTCGCACAAACACATCAAAGTGACCACCCAGTTCTTCTTAACCAAAGAAGGAACAACGTAATGATGATGGAATATCACACGCCGGGTGTATTGCAAGAGTTTCCAGTGCGACCAGTTTCCCTAAAGGGGCGCCCCATCCGCTTAAACTATGATTATCAAACTGTACAGATTCTTCGAAATGAAAAGATAGTAACAGAGCAAAATGCAACGTTGAAAACGTCCTATAATAATGAGTTTATCTACTTTAATAGCCGTTCGTTGGACAACCATTTAGATATTCCAGAAATCCTCAAGTCAGAGATAACTCCTTTCGAACAACTATTGGCTTTAAAAGAACAGGAGGGTTTCAAATTAAACTGGGTACATTATACAGAAAATGTTTTCCCATCACTTAAAAATGAGTTCTCTCCAACCTCATCATTTAGATATGGATATGACAACTTGATGTGGAGAAGAGGACTAGATAGCCGCATCGATTTAGGCAGCAAAACAGTATTGTCAAACTCGTACGGCATCGGACATAATTTGAGCGCTAGTTCCTGGCCACTCGATGCACCAAAGGCGTTTTTGATAAGGGACCATGCCCCCCGCATTTTGACCTATACAAGCAGCATCGGCTCCGCATTTGACTTAAGTTCTTTACGTTCCGGAGGTGATGCAGTAACCGGCTCTCATGTCGCCGACGGTACTATATCTTCAGGTAGCGGTGTTGGCTCTGATGGAATAGCAGGAGAACTTCAAAATACGTATGGTTGGTACCATCAAACTAGCTCAAACCGGGCCGGCGGGGCGCTTTGGTCCAGTTTCGTTGGGACGTGGCCACGAAATCTTAAGGCTGCCATATCACCGGCCGGTTTATACGCGCGCAAGCACACCCTTGCCTCCCCGCTATCGATTAACCCGCCAAACTATCCCAATCCCTCGGCATCAGTCCGAGACTTTGGTGTCACAGGAGGGATACAACCATGGATAACACAGGACGGGACTGGCACGACAACTTATGAATGGCACACTGCTAGCATTGGCTCCGGAGAAGCTTTCTGGGATGCCCCGACAACTGCTGGCTATTTGACTGGAACAATAGTATACAGAAATAATATACCTGAAAAGGTGTTAACCTTTGTCAGTGCGGCATCTCAGCCATGGTATCATGATTACGACGAATATAAAGAGAATTTAAGATTAGTTGCACGTGGTTACTCTGTTGTGCCCGAATTTAGAATCAGCGATAGATTAGAAAACTACCTTAAAGGCGATATCGATGACTTTGCAGACTTCACGATTCCGGGAACATCGTTTAATAGCACTCAACCAGACTTCTATAAAGACTTCTCCAACTCTGATTTCATGCAGAAATTCTTAAACATTAAAGATATTTCCAACCTAAATGCGAAAGAGTTTAAGTTGACGTGTAATGCGGTGGTTAAGTTTAACCCATACAAGGGTTTTTATCCAGCGGACAGAACACTACAGTTAGTATCACAGTTTAGTAGATCATACGCTAGCACGTTTAGTTTAACCTCAGAACCATCCACCGGTATCTATGCCTCTGGAAACATGTCCTTTGACGGCGCCCCATATCGTATGGCTCTGCAACCGCTTTTCGCTCCAGGAATCCTTTATAACTCTATTAAATCTGGCATTGCCTGTGACTGGCCTCTTGTTACCGATGGAAACAGAATTAATGCATCAGCGTTTACTTCTAGCGCGATGGTCGGAGTCGCCGATGAGTGGCGAAATGGCATAAACTATGCTTGGTATCCAAATGTTTGGCACACAGCCGACTGGTGGAATAGTGGTTCATTCTGGGACTTAAGATTGCCATTTGAAGCCATTATCAATCCTTCCAAAGCAATGGCCGGAGTGAGTCTCGTTGACATGGAACCTCACCCACTAGTTAACATAGGTCAATATATTGACACCACCGCCAGCATGGCCACCGCCCCATCAGATAACCTCTATACTTTGATGGCGAGCAACTTCGTGGCAGAAGTTGGCGATTTCTTTTTACCAAAGGGGCAGTATAGCTCGCTGAAATCAGAGGGTGTGAAAACCACGGCCGATCCGATGACATTCCCCACCGGCGCCGTATATGGTTCTCGTCTAAGAATGCGCGCATCATATAGCGGTTCTAGAACATATGAACACGAATCAAGTTCATATGGAGATAATACGTGGTTTACCAAACTGGGCGCCGGCGGAACATATATAAATGCGACTAGTCGAACTCAGCGTTTTAATGGTGTTACCACCGGGTCATTTGAGATCCCACAAGACCCGGGCAAAAATCCTGATTTTGAAAGAGACTTCGTCATGTATAGTCGAGTATCTGCGTTTGGCCCACCGTTTATTAGCTGGCCAGACAACAAATCAATATATGCAAATTGGTATTTGTACTCGCTCGGTGGATACGCCGATGCCGGGACGTCCTCGCTCGGCACACCTGTTGGGTTTGACCCATGGTTAGAACAACAAAATAGAGAGTTTTCCATGGCGGCATCATCCGGGGCAATGGATTGTATAAATGGTTATAACTGGGCCTATACACCGCCATATTACCACGGCGAAGCCTGGTGTGACTTTGTATTCAGACCTACCTACGGCGAGACCTACACCTTAGAAAAGATATTAACAGAGACAGATACTAGATTCTATCGATGTGATCCGGGCCCCCAAACGTCTTCGTACGAGGAGAATACTGGCCTTGCGATTACAAACCCCAAAGGTACCACATATTCTTCATTGATCAATGATAACACACGTTTATCCATGTCAGGACCCTCGAACCATGGTGGCCTTGCGGTCTCGGCAAACAGTTCCCCTTATGCTAGCACAAATATCAATAAAAATGCCATGCATCTAAGCGCTAGTTTAAACCTGTTTGGGATAGAGAACGTATACAAAAAGCGTTACGATAGGTTTGGCAGAGAAATATTTACTGAAAGAGAGCTTGTTGGAAAACGTTGGGTCATTCAACCAAAATTCGAAACACCAATGCTAAACTTCGCAAGAAAGTCTGAAAGACCAAATGTTGGCGCCGGCACAGGCTCGGAAGGAAGAACGAAAACAATACCAACTGTCGCAAATGGAACAATACTTGGATATGGCGCAGACACCGCAGCCGATGGCATGTGGCATCAGTTTGGCACCCGACCCGGTGATTCAAGCAAGGGAATATTCTTAGAAATGACTGATATCCCAGACTCGTGGCTGCAATATCACTATTCAGTAGTTTCCGAGAGCAGTGTATATAACAATTATGACCCTGCCAGCGTTGGGCCTCTAGGTGTAAGTAAACTACACCAACAGATGGAGTCATTTGGCGATCTCATGGGCTTCAAAGAAAATAACTCAAGTGTTCGTTTAGGTGAGTTAGCAGAACAAAGAACTATAAAAGAGGCGGTTGTCGCAATACCATATATTCAGGAGCCCAGTCTCGTCGTGACCACTGTACCTATCCCATCAGACCCATCCGCCCCGGCCACCCCAACTGGGGCGACTTGGAAGAGGTTTATTAATATACCACGCGCCAGAATCGAAGCAGCACGTCATTTTGAAGAAGGAACGGAAGCCGGCGACTCACTTGACGCCGCCGGCACATCAATCCGAAGAATGGTAGATAAGATGTCTGATTATGTCTTGCCTCCCAAG